TACATAAAGAAAACAGCTAAATTAAAAAAGAAGACAAACAAACTTAAGAGATGAAAGCCTTAAAATTTTGCTCCAACTGCGACAAGGACACTTATCCAACTCAACTCGATGACGGACAGGGAAACAAAAGAGATTGCTGTCATGAGTGTCAGGAGCCGTATAACGAGAGATGAGTATGATAAATATACCAACATTCAAGCAAGGCGACCCAAGATGGGGGAACCTGAAACTGGTGGACGGAAAGCACTGGACTCTGGCCTCTGACGGGTGCTTCATCACCTCACTTTCTGCAGCGCTTAACCCGTTCTTCGGCTTTACTCCAGACACTTTTTATGCTAAACTTAGGGAAACAGACGGCATAAACACTGAGGGAATGGTCAACTGGTACGGGGTAGAGAGAGCCACGGAGAAAAAGGCTGTATTCATTGAAAGGCAATACACCGATTTAGATCCCCGACAGAACGGAATGGAGATGGAAGTCCGAGTGGCAATCAACCGAGTCCGAAGATACATGGACTTAGGAAGCCCTGTAGTCCTTACCGTTGACCTCCTGAAGAACGACGGGATAGCAGACCATGCCGTACTCGCCTATGACTATATTCTGGACGGTGACGAGGTTGTGGACTTCTGGATAATGGACCCTGCCTTCGGTGAGAAGTGTCTCATGACAAAGCGTTACGGAAAGCCTGACGACAAGCTGTACGGATATGTAGGACTCTCCCTCCCTCCGATGACATTCCCTGACACAAGCAAGCTACAGAAGTTCGGAGGTGCGTTCTGGAAGGCCGGTATGGTAAGTATTGGAAAGGACGTACAGACATATTCAAGGGAAATAGTACAAAACCTACTGAGTGTATGAATGATAATAAATACGTTTTACCGACAATAATCTTATTGGTGATTATTGTTATTTTACAGATAGTAATATTGACCTATCGAGTTGAGCCAGAACAGCCAATTATAAGCAGAAGTAAGCCGATGAAGATTCTAGGCTATGATTCGTTTCATGATGGAGTACAATTAGTGAGATTCGGTAGATTAGAGATAGGTAAGACAATTTGTGCCTATGTATCGACTAAAGGAGAGATTGATATGGAGTGTTTTTAAGAATTGGCTAATGCAAAATATGAGAACAATACTTTCTCTCAGTCTAATAAACTAATCTAGTAAGTATGGAAGATGAAAAATGCGAACACATATTCAAGGATGTTCTAAGTAATGTCAAAATGAGGGGAACTTACGACCATTGCCTTATAAAAATACAGCAAAGAATTGTTATCTATTGTCAGAAGTGCGGAAAGATAGTGTTTGATTCAGTATTGAACGATAGGGGACAAGTTTTTAAGGAGAAGTAGCTTATGGAAAAGACAGCAGAAGAAGTTATCAGAACTATATCCGAAAGAGACATAACAAGTCATGAACTTCAGTTAATCCTTACCCTAGCCAAAGAAGTATCCAAGCTGAAGCAGGAGCTAACCAACATTAAGGGAATAAGTCATGGAGGACACTGATTTCAAACCCCTATCCAAAGCACAGATTTACCGGAGAGTATGCGAGAAGTGCAAAGGCAAGCCTGACCTTGACGGGGCTTTCGGAAGCTACAAATGCGGAGGATGCAACCATTCCAACTCTTACGGTTTCATGGAGAATGGGTATCAGTATAAAATAACTTTAACTAAGTAACAGAACGAATATGTCAGAGAAAGAGAAAGAGACCAAAGAGGAAGAGCTTAACAAGTGCCAGCAGTGCGCTCAGGAGATCGACGCCGTACTCCTGAAGCACAACTGCAACCTGGTGACTAACCGCGTATTCCAGGTAGTAGAGAATGAAGAAAAGAAATAAACTATTTACTTCTGAGGTTATCTGTGCTATACTCAGATAAGTAACAAAAGAGATATGGTTCAGTTGGACTTAAAACCGACGAGCCACGGGATCACCGCCTTAGATTAAGACCTAGCGGTGGTTTTTTGTATTTATTTAAGGAAAATTAACAAGAAAGTTATGTCAGAAGAAGTAAAAGAGGAGGTAAAGGAAGAAGTAGCGGAAGAAGTCGCTCCTGAAGCTGAAGTAGCTCCAGAGGCAGAAGAGAAAGCCGAGTAATTTACTTAAAGGCTTAAAATACTAAGGGAGGTGTGGTAAGCGGTCTTGCTCTAGGGCTCGACACTCCTGCCACACCCTTCCCGAAGAGTTAGTGAGATTGAGTACACCGTAAAAAGTGGTGTTGCAAGAATGGACTCATCAACGTTCCCAAGTATACGAGGGTCGCAAGTCCCAGAACCTCTCCCGGTTGATAACTGGAATATCCTAGACGAGGAGAGGGGTTCAAAACATCATCACTACCTCTTCAGGGAGTAACAGACAAAACAAATGACCTGCTCAATCTGCAAGAAGAACAAACCATCAAGATACTGGGGAGGAAAGCACATCTGCAACAAGGAAGAATGTCTTAAGGAAGCAGAGAGGATTTACACTAACAGCACACCAAGGAAACTGGGAGAGAACTACGGTACTCATTTCAACTAAACAATATGGCCAAGAAGAACTTAGGAGGAAGACCAACAAAGCTAACGGAAGAAACCGTAAATCTTGCTGAACTATATGTTTCTGATTGTGAACAAGGTCTAAAGGAAATAATGGTAAGACAAGGACTTGATAAGGAAGGAGACACAAGATGGCAACAGACAGCACCAAGACTTCCTAACATCGCAAGACTAGCGATTAACTGTAGAATAGCTAAGTCAACTCTACATGAATGGATGAAACCTTCTGCTGGAGATGATGAGAAAAAGGCTAACTTAAGGAAAAGGTTTACGGACGCTTATGTGCATATAGGGAATTTACAGGAGGCATGTTTAGTAGAAGAAGGAGGAGCTGGAAGACTTAATCCTGCTGTAGTTAATAGAATTTTAGCAGCCAAACATAATTACAGAGACAAGACTGATGTTACTAGCAATGATAACGAACTCAAGGCAACTTTAAATATGATCACTAACCCAACTATCTCCAAGAAGATACAAGAGCTTGACGATGAGATAGCAAAGGAGATGAGAGAGAACGTATGAGGAAGATTAAGGAGTGGCGAGAGATGAGAAGAAGAGCCAAGTTAGGATTAGCCGATTGCTCGAACTTGACCGAAGCTGACTTGAACAAGTTGCTTGAGTCAGTCAGAAAGTCTAAAGCCCCTGAGTTTGTTGAACCAATCGGAGACGGAAAGGCTAAACTTATCAATGACTATACTGAGGAAGAAGCCTTAGAGGAGATAGAGTCAGAACAATCAGGACTCAAGGGAATAAGAAAGAAACTGGGTAAACTCATATCAGGTGAATAAGATAGAGAAGCTAAACGACATAATAGACTCCAATGCCGAGAAGAGGGAATACGACAGATACAGGAAAGAGAGGGATACCGAAAGGCAGAGGACGATTGACGAAGCCCCTAGCTCAAAGGTTACGGGCTTCTTCTGCACTGAATGCAATAGAGACTTCAATGCTCTGGGACATAAGCAAGTGATAGAGACTTACCAAGTAGCCAAGTATGAGGCTAAGTGTCCAAAGGGCCATCTCTGCATAAGGAGAATAACCGACAGGATGACAGACCCTTACTTTGACCTCTCAAGGACTGTAAAGGAGCAGAGAGCTATTGCAGGTGATGATCTGCTCCAGCCAGGCGATCCGAGATTCGAGAGCGTATGGGGCTGGAAGGCAAGACAGAAAAGAGATAAAGAAGGAGAAGCTAACGAAAGAGACGAATGGCTAAGAAGAAGGGGATAAACAACCTATCAATCCTCTCATGGATAAGCTCTAACGGAATAAAGAGCGAGAAGGGAGAGCTGTTGTCCTACCATGACAGGCTATTCTGGCTTGACGTACTGTCAGATTGGAACCCCAATATAGTAATCAAGGGAGCGGCGCAGATAGGAAAGTCGGTCAACTTCACCTTAAAGGTACTTTACGCAATCAAGCATTACGGAATGTCCTGCATATATACCTTCCCAACCGATTCGGACACCAAGGAGTTCGTACAGTCAAAGATTAACCCGATGATAGTGAACAACCGGCATGTGTTCGACGGACTCAACTCTGATTCGGTGGAGAGGAAGGAGATAGACGGAAACTTCGTTCACTTCAAGGGAACAGTGAGCAAGACAGCAGGAATATCAACTACAGCTGATGTGGTGATACATGATGAGGCCAGCAGGTCAGACAGGGTTACGATGGAGACAATGAGGTCTAGGACTAAGGGCTCCAAGTTTAAGGGACGCTGGCTGTTCTCAAATCCATCAACTGACGGTGATGAGATAGAGGAAGAGTGGAAACTGAGTGACAGGAAGGAATGGCACGTTACCTGTCCAGAGTGCAAACTGGAACAGATGATGACATGGCCTGACAATGTAGATATTCCAGGCAAGAGATATGTATGTCTGGACTGCGATGCGACACTCCCCGACGAGACCAGAAGAACCGGAAGGTGGATAGCGACCAATCCCGAATCGAAGATTTCAGGCTATCATCTCTCCCATCTCATCTGCTGCTGGATAACCGCAGAGGAAGTGATAAGGGACTCGGAGAAGTCTGAGGAATACTTTCACAACTTCGTTTTAGGGGAGCCTTACACCCCATCCGTACTGGCGATAACCAGAACACTGCTCATTGACGCATGGACTCCCAAGACCCTAGAGACAGGCAAATGGTATCTTGGAGTGGACGTGGGGAACTTCAAGCATTATGTCCTGGGTTCAGAGAATGGAGTGGTCAAGGTAGGTAGGTTCGCAAACTGGACTGAGCTTGATGACCTAGTTAAGATGTATGACCCGTTCAGCGTAATAGACGCCATGCCTGAGAATGAGATCAGCAGGGCTTACGTAAGCCAGAACCGTAAGTTCTCCATGTGCTACCTCGGAGGGACTGACAAGGAGAGCAACAGGATAGTCAGGTTCGGGGAGAAAGAGGAGCAGGGTATCATCAAGGCAGACAGGAACAGGCTGATTGATTGGACGGTATCTAGGCTACAGCAGGGAGAGATACCCTTTCACCTCCCCGCTGATGCGATGTACCGAATGTTCCTCAAGCACTGCCTTGACCTCCGTAAGATAAAGGAAGTCAACAGGCAGGGAATAGAGCGGTATGTCTGGGAGTCGAGGACAGGGGAAGACCATCTCTTCTTCGCACTGATGTTCTATGAGCTGGCCAGAATGGGCTTTGACGGCAATGCGGTACTGATAGAGGACTTCGAGAAGCCACCTGAGCCGATAGTAATGGGACAGGAAGGGTTTGAGCTTAACCTAGACGAATACTTCAAATATCGAGAAAGAAATGAATGACCTGACAATAATCGAACTTACCGACTCCGAAGCCAAGAGCTTCATCATGTTCAGGCAACTTGAGGCCAAGGGACTCTTCGAGATAAGGAACGGACAGGGGATAGTGCATTTCGACCATGAGGGAAACATAAGGAAGGTCGAGAGACATGACATTATTTGACTTTTGCCCGTTTTACTGCTATATTAAACCTAATTAAAAGACCCCAATCCAAGGGACGGCAATCTTAAGCCCAATCCGAGGGACGGGAACGAACGCTTTATGCGTAACGTTTCCGCCCTCTTTTTCGTTTATATGGACATATCAAAGCTAGATGATAGACAGCTTATCGAGGTCATCAAGAGCCGATTCGAGTCGGCCTCTTCAGTTTGGGATACGGTAAAGACAGTATACGACACCAATACGATTCACTATGACTGTGACCCTGACCGTGTTCCATCGCACCTCCAGAGAGTTTCGGCCAAGTCCCACAAGGTGAGGGCAAACAGGATATTCAGGGACATGGAGTCGGTAATCAACACACTGATAGCCAACCCGCCCAAGCCTAACGTACTTCCAACAAGGGAGATGGAGGAGTCGAAGAAGATTTCAAGGACAATGGAGCGTTACCTGTCCCAAAGGTATGACGACATAGACGTAAAGGGAGAGTTCAGGCGCGGACTGAGGTTCCTGTATTTTTGCCGTCTGATAGTGATGAAGCCCTTCTGGGACAGCGAAATAAACGACTTCAACGTAAAGGCAGTTGATCCCCGCAAGGTGAGGTTCTCCCCCAAATCCTCCAACGAGAAGGAGAGCGAGTTCGCCATAGAGGACATCGATTGCGGGATTCTCGGACTGATTGCCCGCTTCCCAGAAAAGAAGGAGGAGATACTGAAGAAGAAGGGACTCAGCGAGGAAGACGCCATGGTCAAGAACCCAGAGGTGAGCTATCGGGAATCGTGGATAGGTGACTGGAGAGCCGTTACTTTCGGAAACATAGTGCTGGACAGGAGAAAGAACCCGTTCTGGGATTGGGACGGAATACTACTGTCTCAGGAAAATGACCTTAAACTTGCGGACGACAAGGCCGAACTGGGCAAGGAGTTCTGGAAGGGTGCTGAAGCCGAGAGCGAGGAACTGAAGGAAGTCCCAGAAGAGGAGAGGGAAGCTCAGGGAATCAGCTCTTTCATGTTCAACCACTTCGACAGGCCAAGAAAACCTTACATATTCGCGACTGTACTGAATGACGAGAAACGCCCCATAGGACGCACATCGTTCATAGAGCAGGCAATACCTCTCCAGGAGTCCATAGACCGCCGTAAGAGGCAGATAGACGACAATGCGAGGATGGTAAACGGCATCACCAAGGTTGATTCGAGCGTAATGACCCAAGCGGAGGCCAGGAAGATAGGATATGACGCAGAAGGTCTCATCTGGGGCAAGGGAGTGGTTACAGGAGTTCAGAGGGAGACAGGAACCCCACTGCCGAACTTCGTATATGAGGACATGGTAGATTCCCGCTCAGAGATTGACAACATAATGGCCGCCTCATCCGCATTCAGGGGAGAGAGGGAAGGCTCAGAGACAAAGGCCGGACGACTTGCGCTAATAGAGCAGTCATACCTCAACCTCAACGAGATGGTTCAGGTCGTGGATTACGTCTCAAGGGAAATGTTCAACTGGATGTACCAGCTCGCCAAGGTGAACTACACGGAAACCCATTACGCCAAGATGTTCGGCCCTCAAGGGGCTTCAGAGACTATGGAGCTTCACAGGAACGACTTGGCTGAAGGAGCGGAAATCAGGGTAATACCAGGAAAGACACTGCCTGAAGACAGGAAGTTCATGTTCGAGAGGGCACAGTCGGATAAGGACAGATTGGCACCCAACGACTATTTCGAGCAACTCGGATACGAAGACCCCAAGGGACTTGCGATGAGGTTCACGGCATTCCGGGCCGACCCGTTCGCCGCCACTGGAGTAGAGCCTCCACCGCCTGAGATAGCCCCACCCGAAGAATTGCAGCAATAAAACTTAACCGACCAAGCCAAGTGAAGGAGCCGTAAGGCCAACCCGAACGAAGCAGTCAATGAGATATGGAAGAAGAAACGGAAGTCCAAGAGACTACTGAAGAGGTCACCCCCGAAGTGACCGAAGAAACTCCAGCGGAGGAGACTGCGGAAGTCCAACCTGAAGCTGCGGAAACACAGACAGAAACTTACGAGCTGCCTGACGGAAGGAAACTCACCGGAGATGAGGTCAAGGAAGAATACCTTAAGCTCAACTCGGAGTTCACCCGAAAGTCACAGGAGCTAGCTGGCCTGAAAAAACCACAGGCCACAGAGGAACCTAACAAACCGGATGCGCAACATCCGTGGGAAGACCCGAACTATCAGCCACAGACGATGAAGGACGTGGTTGACGTGGTGAAGCAGAACCTCAAATGGGAATCGGAACAGCAGAAGACGGCCGAACAGTCGGCCAGACAGGATCTGGAGACCCAGACCAATTCCCAACTTGAGGAAATCAGGAAGATGGAACCCGACCTCAACGAGAACTTCCTGTTCGCCCATGCCACAAAGTACGGATTCTCTGACCTCAAGGGAGCCTTCACGAACATGAAGGACATGAACCTTGCGGTAAAGAGAACCGAACAGAAGGCAGTGGAGAACATGAGGAACCGAGAGACTACGGCTCCCATAAATGACGGGACACAATCTTCAGGTGAAGGAATGACCCATCAGGAATACCTGATGTCACTGGACGAAACCCCACAGGAAGCGCTGCGCAGACTAAAATAATTTTATGGCAACATTCTCGTCAGCGGTAACCACGGTTACCCGAACGAAAATCATCCCCAAATGCTACGACACCATCAGCAAGGGCTCTCCCCTACTGATGACGCTGTTGCAGAACGCGAAGGAATGGACTACAGGAACCAAGTATGAGTTCCCTATCCGTTACCAGGATTCCACCAACGGCGGAGTCACAGGTATCGCAGACCGTCTCGATTCCGATCGCCAGAACACAAGAGTCACCATGAGCTTCGAGCCTAAGCAAATCTACAAGCCTGTAGTCGTTGCTGACCTCGAAACCACCCTGAACTCAGGTGACGAACGAATAATCAACCTGTTCGACATCGAGTTCGACAGTCAGGCCAAGTCCATAGCCACAGCTTTGGCGACACAGCTCTACACAGGAACAGGAGTCGGCAACGTCTTCGATTCCCTGGCTAACGCTGCTGATGATTCTACCAACTACGCCACTTATGGCGGACTGGCTCGTGCTACTTATTCTTCAATCAACGGTTATTACCTCGCCAGTGCAGGTGCCTTGACCCTGAATAAGATGGCAACAGCTTATGATTCAGTTGAGACAGGCATGGAAATGCCGGACATCATCGCAACCACCAAGTCATTATGGAGCAAGTATGAGACTTTATTGACTCCTACCACCCGTAATAACTACACCACTTCAGGCTATCCCCGAATGAACGCTTTCGGCATGGTTCCCTCAATGGCTCCGCAGTCTGGAGCGAATCAGGGTTTTAATGTCCTGTTTTTCCGAGGTACACCAGTCGTAAAGGACGATTCCTGTCCATCAGGAAAGATGTTCATGCTGAACACCAACGCTTTCGGATTTAAGGGAATCAGCCTCAAGTCCGACGCTAAAGGAAACAAGTACGAGACACTGAACTTCAAACGTTCCGGTAACGACGAAACCCCTAAAGGTACAGTCGGCAACGTGCCTTCAACCAGAGGTTTCCAGTTCCGCACCCTGATGTCACCGGTCGACCAGTTGGCCGAAGTCGGTTATCTGCTATATGTCGGTAACTTCATCTCCGAAAATCCACGTCTTCAAGGGCAAATGTTGGGACTCAGCTAAACTAACAGTAACCATATTTTGCCCTTCACCTCGGGTTAATCCACGAGAGAGGGAGAAATACAAGTAAATATGCCAAAGAATCTAAAAAGCCTTTTGTCTGGTGTCAAGTACGGACACAAGGTTTACCCAGACGAAATACTTGACGCAGGTAGCGGAGCACCGTTACCCCGTAAGGACGGACAGTTGGTCTTCGTTGACGGAACAAACGGTAACGACAACAACGACGGTCTATCAGTAGATGTTGCTGTAAAGACAATCGCACAGGGCATCAGTATTGCAGCAGCCTACGATACGATTATGGTGTTTTCTAAGACCATCACTGACGCAACAGGCGACCCTACTAGCTATGAGGAGAATCTAACGATTCCTTTCTCTAAGCCAGGTCTGTCGATTATCGGAGTTTCAAGAGGTTTGACTCAAGGTGGCTTACCTCAGCTTAAGGACGGTACAACTACAACCCAGCACATTCTTAGAGTTCGTGCCCCTGGTTGTCTTATCGCAAACTTAGGCTTCAATGGAGCAGGAAATACAGGTGGTGGAATCCTCCTGGACGACGATTATTCAACCAAGGCCGCTTGGGGAACAACCATCGCTGGTTGTCACTTCAAGAACTGTAAGGGAACCACAGCGACTAATGCAGCAACAGGTGGTGCTATTAACTGGTCGTCAACAGGTAACTCTTCGCAGGTAAGAATCGTCGGCAATCGCTTCTATAAGAACGTAGGAGACATCGTATTGCCTGGAACTTCAAACACCGTCCCACAAGATGTCATCATCGAAGATAATATCTTCTCAGGTCCTGCCGCTTCCGTTGACTGTAACCTTTATCTCGCTGGAGGTTCTGGAATGAATGGAGTCATTATCAGAAATAATGTCTTTACCGCAGTACCAGCAGTCGGTTCAGGAACTAATGCACAGTGTATGGCCCTTACTGGATGTGTCGGTATATTGTCAGGCAACACTTTCGCAACTTCAACTGCTGAAGGTGGAACTGAACGAACCTTCGGCGCTGCTGGAGATGAACTCGTCCCTACCACTGTCTTTATGGCAGGCAACTATGGTGAGTTCTCTATTGGTGTCGGTGCAGGACTGATTTCAGGTGAAATCTTCCGAACTTAAGTTAATTAACGAAACAGAAATATGAACGCAATATCGTTCCAGTCTGTCCTAGAGACCACGACATCTCAGGGCAGCATCACACCAGGCCAACGGGCTACCACACCTGACGGTCGAGAGTGGGTCTATGTTCAGGCACAAAGTGCCTTGGCTAAAGGCTCAGTCGCAGTGCCTGACGCAGTCACTTCAGTTGACCTCGTATCGAGTTCAGCCGATTCGGAAGGCCGTGTAATCTACATCACCTATTCGACAGGCGGATGGACAGCAGGTGCATTTGCCAACGGATATGTCTATGTCGATGCAGGCACGGGAGTAGGACAAGTGGCCAGAATTGTCGATAACACCGCTGACACCCTCGTCTTGGATGCCAGAGATGCTCTATCCACTGATTTGGCCGT